ACTTTGTTGACCTTGCCATTTCTTTTTGGTGGTCAGATAATAAAAATTTAATTTACCATCATTTATACAAACAGCTGGACTCGTTAAAGAGTAATCAATTCCAACTTTCGTGTTCTGCTTCGTCTGGTATATCATTGTCTTCCTGTTCAACCTCATATCCACAGAAAGGACAAGTAAGAGCTTCTAAATCGTTTTTCTCCTCATCCCATTCTACAGTATATTTAGTCTGACAATTAGAACAATGTTTAGAAACTCTTTCCATTACAGCTTAAATTTTTTAAATTGATTTTTGGTAACGTCTTGTTTTATTCCACCAACTACATAAGATTCAATTTCAGTTTCTTGTGGTGCATTTTGATTTGATCTACTGTTTAACCAATGTTCAACCCACGGTAGTGAGTTTTGTTTTTGATCGTAAGAAGGAGATAAACCTATAGCTTTCATACGTCTATTAGCCATGTATTCTATAAATTGGTGTAATAACTTTTCTGATAAACCAATCATAGACCCTTTACTGAATAGGTATGTTGCCCAACGTTTCTCATCTTGTACTGCGTCATCGTACATTTTATAAACTTCTTTATCACAATCTTTAATTACTTTTAACATTTCTTTATCGTTCTCGTAATCTGTCCAATTGTTAATAATTTTTTGTGACATTGCTAAGTGTTGACTTTCATCCCTTGCAATAAAGGATATAATTTTAGCAGAGCCTTCTAATTTTTTAAGTTCTCCAAATGCAAAACTACAAGCAAATGATACATAAAATCTTAAACCCTCTAGTATGTTTACCGAAATCATAGCCAGATATAATCTTTTCTTTAATTCATACATATCAACTTTATCTGGATTTAAATGCCATCTATGACCCATATCAATTAATTCATCATAGGTTTTAGTGACATTAGCTGCTCGTTCTTCTATTTTCTTGTCTTCTATTATCGTATCAAATACTTCACTTGGATTTGAATATAAATTTTTAATAATGTAAGTATAAGATCGTGAGTGTATTGTTTCCATGAAATCCCAAGTAATTATACAACTTTCTAATTCTGGTATTGATACTAAAGGTAAAAATGCTAAACAAGGTCCTCTACCTTGTACACTATCTAACATAGTTTGATACTTTAAGTTAGATGTAAATATAAACTTTTGTCCTTCAGATAAATCCAAGTAATCATTTCTATCTTTCTGTAAAGATATTTCTTCAGGTCTCCAAAAATAGCCAAGTTGTTGTTGACATAACTTGTCAAATATAGGATATTTCATATTATCATATCTTTGTACAGACAAATCGGGTCCAAAAAACATTAACTGTTTTGTTGTATCTATTCCTTTTGTTTTATTAAAAACTGATTTACTCATAAAATTTATTTATTATATTATATATTGCAACTATCACAATCTTCCTCTTTTATTTCCTCTTTAGGTTCTTCAGGTGTGATAGGTGTATCGTAATCTATAGAGTGTTTAGGTTCTTCTATATCTTTTTTACTATCGTATGTGTTTTGGTAGTATGATGTTTTCCAACCATACTTATATGTATTTAATAAATCTTCTACCATTACTGAAACAGGTACTTGATTATCATCAAAATGATCTGGATTATAAGACCAGTTACCTGATATAGCTTGGTCAAAGTACTTTTGCATTACTGCGACAATGTTTATATATCCTTCGTTATTAGGCATATCCCATAATAACGTATAAAAATTCTTTAATTTATTATATTCAGGTACTATTTGTTTTAATGTACCTTTTTTAGACTTCTTAATTGATAAGTGGTCTCTAGGTGGTTCAATGCCGTTTGTAGCATTTGAAACCACACTAGAAGACTCGGAAGGCATTTGGGCTGATAGAGTACTATGTCGCAGCCCAAATTCTTTAATATCTGCTCTTAATTTATCCCATTTCATGGATAGTTTACGATTTACAATTTCATCAACTTCTTTTTTGTAAGTATCTATTGGTAATATACCATCTGCGTATTTTGTTCTCTTAAATAATTCACACTGTCCTTTTTCTTTTGCAATCTCATTACTTGCTTGTAATAAGTAAAATTGGAAAGCTTCTGTTAATTTATCTACTTCTCTCCAAGCACCTTTGTCTTCATATTTGTAACCAGTTTTTGCTAGATAATGTGCAAGGCCAATATAACCAACACCTAATGATCGTCTTTGTTTGGTAGATATTTCAGCGGCCTTTACTGGATATTTTTGATGATCTATCATTTCTTCTAATGCTCTTACTGTAAGATCGCATAGTTCTTCCAGATCATCTGGATCGTTGATCTTACCTACATTGATTGCTGATAGAATACATAGTGCAATCTCTCCTGGACCATCTATATGTTGGATAGGAGTGGTTGGGAGTGTGATCTCTTGGCATAGGTTACTCATAGTCACTACATCTTTAAATGATGAGTGAGTATTGCAATGATCTATATTCATTATATAAATTCTGCCTGTTTCTGCTCTTTCTTTTAATATGTCAAAGAATAATTTTTGTGCTGATATTTTTCTTTTATGTACACTTGTTTTTCTTTCTGCTTTTAAATACATATCATCAAATTCTGGTGTTCCCCATACATCATAAAGTTCTGGTACTTCGTGTGGTGAGAATAATGTTATTTCTTCTTCATTAATAAATCTTTCATAAAATAATTTAGATAGTTGTATAGAATAATCTAATTTTCTAACTCTGTTATCTTCCGTACCTTTATTATTTTTTAAAACTATAATATCTTCTATTTCTTGGTGCCAAATAGGGAAGTGAACAGTTGCCGAACCTCCACGTACTCCGTTTTGAGTACAACACTTAACCGTTGCTTCAAATTTTTTAAGGAAAGGAATAACTCCTGTATGTTGGACTTCTCCCCCTCGGATTCTTGCATTAATTCCTCGTACTCTACCTGCGTTGATACCGATACCGGCTCTTTGAGCAACGTAATTTCCAATAGCCATGTCACTACTGAATATGCTAGGTAAAGTATCGTCAACGTCAACAAGTACACAACTAGCATACTGCTTAATAGGAGTACGAACACCAGCCATAACAGGAGTTGGAATATTAATTTTAAAATTGGATATAGCGTCATAATATTTCTTAACATAGGTCATTCTCCTTTGTTTTGAATAGTTTTGAAAAAGTGTAGCAGATATTAACATATACATAAATTGAGGAGTTTCATATATTTCTCCACTTGATCTATCTTGTACTAGATACTTGTCAATGACTTGTCTTAAGCCTGCATATGTAAAGTTATTATCTTTGTCGTGTGTAATCCAATTCTGCATTCTACTAAAATCTTTTTTATCATATTTTTTTAGAATTTCTGGATCGTATACACCTTTTCCAACACACTTCTCTACATGATCGTAGATGTGTGGATGATCCCATAATCTACCAATAACTGATTTTCTTAAACTGAACAATAATAGTCTAGCTGCCACGTATTGGTAGTTGGGATTTTCTAGGGAGATTAAATCTGAAGCTGACTTGATTAAAATTTGTTGTATATCATTTGTGGTAATACCATCATAAAATTGGAGGCCACTATTCATTTCAACTTGTGAGGCTGATACACCTTTTATATCTTCACAAGCGTACTCAACCATTTCATGTATCTTATCAATATTAAGAGGTTCACTTCCTCTTCCATTTCTTTTTTCAACGTTAATTTTATCTATCATTTTATTTTTTTCCAATGGTTTAATTTAGTGAGAGCACTTAATTGTGAGTAAGTATTCACCTTTATAATATCTGCAATTTTAGAAATTGTAAAGCCACCAAGAATCATATCATTAATATCTTTAAATTGTAAATCTTCTGGCCATATAACAATGTTGAAATCAGAATCAATCATCTTATACATGCGATTTATAATTTCTTTATTTCTTGGTTCGTTGTCAAATATATAGGTTATCCTATTGTTCGGTACTTTGTTATTTAAAGACAAATCGGCACCAGCAGCTGCGATACAATTGCCAATGAACAATGAATCAAACGGACCTTCAACTATATATACATGATCTTGAAAATTTAAACGTTCTAATCCAAAAACTTTTTGTTTGTTTTCGTTTAGTTTGATTGTTAAGTATTTAGGAATATCATGTCCTAAACTACGACCTTGAAATGCAAATAAATCACCAGTTGTATCGTAAAAAGGAATAATGATCCTATTGTGATCCTTTTGAGTTTTATATGTGTTTGGTTTAACTTTGTTAACAAGCTGTTGAAATTTTTCTGTATAATATAACTTATCAAAAAATTCTTCAGGTATTTTTCTATCTATTAAATATTTTTTTGCAACATGGTCATCATCTAAATCTTTAATTACTTTACAATCATTCAATATATTAATTTTAAATACAGGTTTTTCAAATTTCCAATTTGGTTCAGGTGTAGATGGTGCTGACCCTTTATATCTTTCTAATAGATATTCTTTGTGTAGTTTAGGGTCTATAAATTTTAAGAAGTTAGTAAAGTTTTGTCCTTGGCCACAATTATGGCATTTAAAGAACATATCATTTTTTACTCTATAAAAATATGCTCTTGCTTTACTTTTAGATTTTTTAGAATCACCACAATGAGGACAACGAAAGTTAAACAGATAGTCTGTTTTCTGTTTAAACTGTTGCAACCTTCCCGATAGTTGATTGATAAATTTTAGATCAATATAAGATGACATAGTAAAGAATACTATACACCATTACTATGAAATTGTCAAGCTTAATTGAAAAATGAAAGCAATGGGAAAAAACCTTTTTTGGATAACATTAAAACCGTTATAAACTCTACGGCAATAAAGGCACCTATAATAATCCACTTGTATTTCTCTAATAAACTAATTCTACCTCTAAATTCGGTTTTTATCTCAATCAGTTCATTTTTTATACGTTTTTCAGATTCTTCTATCATATCTTTAAGTTCTCGTTCTATACTTAAAGTTTCACTGGCTCTTATTTTCAGTTTAGAAAAGATAACATCATCTATTTTTTCCTGGTGTTCTATCTTTTCCTCGTGTACTGCCAGCATAGATTTAATAGAAGTTGATACATCTGTCAACTTATCAATAGCTACATCTAATCTATGTTGTATATTATTAATCTGTTGTACATCTTTAGTTAATTCTGCTAATTGTACGTGTATTTCTGTGTGGTTATTTTCTGCCATAGTGTTTTATTTGTTTATCAATATTTATAATAGTTTCAGTTTCACATGCTTTTAAATACGTTAATTTTTGTGAGCAGGTCCACAATACGCACCAACATAAAAAAAACTTTATGAAGGTCCAAAATATCTTTCTTATCAGACAGCCTCCTAAATTGTGTAGATAGATACCATATTAGATTTGCCTTTAACTTTAACCATATCTAATTTCTTCCAATCGTATTTTGATCTTATCATTCTGTATGTATCATAACCTACTATTAATGTTGCGTCATAATTTTTACTTACACCTTCTAATCTACTTGCAAGATTAACGGCGTCACCTAAAACAGAATAATCAAACCTTTGATCGGAACCCATATTACCAACTACAGCAGGACCTGAATTTATTCCTATGCCGATGTTGATCTTGATACCTGTACCAAAACTTTCACTGTCATTTAACTCTTTTAATTTGTTCATCATTTCACATGCCGAGTTAACTGCAAGTGATCTATGATTATGTTGTTGTATTGGAGCATTCCAAAATGCCATAATACAATCGCCCATGTACTTATCAATAGTACCACCATTTTTCATTATAATGTTTGTCATGGGTGTTAAAAATTTATTTATAACTTTTGTAAGACCTTGTGGATCAGATTGAAATTTTTCTGAAATAGGAGTAAATCCTCTTATGTCACAAAATAAAAAAGTCATATCTCTTGTATCACCACCTAATTTTAAAAGTTCAGGATTTTTCTGCAACTTCTTAACCATATCTGGTGCTAGGTAATGTTCAAATTGTTTTTTGATTTGTAATTTTAATCTATTCTCTCTTGCAAAGTTATTGTATATCAAGTGTGCCCATACTATACTTCCTATTACTGCGATTGATGACCAATCTGTAAGTATCATATGTTTTTGCCATAGATAACCACTTGCAAGTGCTAAATCAAAATAAAAACCTCCTAAAATTATAGCTGACCAAAATAAGCCAGCTCTAGGTAAAACTATTAAAAAGAAACCTAATGATAATAATAAAACAATCCATTCTGCCATAGGTGCCCAATCAGGTCTTTTTATATACTCACCTGATAATAAAGTTTCTGTTGACAAGGCCGCTATTTCGTGTGTGTTCTTTAAACCATTAGGTGTAAGTACAAAAGTGGAACCATCAAACGTAGCACCTATGAATACAATCTTACCTTTCATAGATGACCAATCTTTATCTGTATAATCTACTCTAGGTATTCTATGTCTAAAATCAATCCATATACTATCTTGGTCAGGTATTGGAAACTTGATTATGGACAAAATCTTTTCCGGCACGGAATTATCCAAGGATAATTTTCGTATAACAGAGTCAACGCCCACTTTGACTTCCACGTTAGCGATAGCGAGAGATTTCCTTTCAATACTCTTTAAGTTCTTAGCTGTACTTGTTTCAGTTAGAATAACTGGATACTTTGAGATCATCTTCAAAAACATTTCATCACCACCTAGCCTATCTTTGTGAACAAATACTACGTTCAAAAATACTAGAGCTGCACCATTTTTATATGCATTGATGATAGTACGACCTAATATGTCTCTCTTCCAAGGCCATTGACCTTGTTTCTTTAATGCTTCATTTGATATATCTAACAACACAAGACTTTTAGACTCATAGTTATCGCCAAGTGTTTGATATAGATCAAAGGTCTTTAGTTGGAGAGTTTGTAAAGGTACTGGATTATATAATTTTAATCCTAATAGTATTAATACACTTACTATTACTGCCCAAATGGAAGTAAATTTAGTCATATCATATTTAGTCCGTTTGAATGATTGTGATATTGTTTTGAGTAGAGCTGCTACCTACATCAAGGTGTTGTGCTTCTGAATCTTGTAAAATCTGTATGTCTGCCTCTTTACTAGTTTCAGTTTTTACATAAGCTCTATGATTGTCGTTGTATCTATTTAATATTGTGTAATCACCAGACGTTGAGGCAGTTGCGTTAAAGTCGTTATCTAACGTTGATACTCTTCCTGTAGAAGTAGTACTTGTTGACACACCACCACTTGTTGTAGTTAAGGTTTGAGTTACATCTCCAGTACTATAATTTAAAACTTCACCACTAGCAGTTACTTGCGTTTCTGAACCACTATTATCAACCCACTCCGTACCACAACTTGAATTGGCATTGTCCCAATAGTATCCATAATTTAAACAATCTTCTTTATCATAACTTGCTAATAACAATTCTAATTCTGCGTCTATGTCATAGTTATCTTCAAAATCATACTCATCTTCCCAATTAGACTCATCATCTTCATTATTGTAATCGTAACCTGTATACCACCAATCATACACGGCGTCCCAATATATGTCCCAATCTGCCCACTCCCAATCAGTTATGTAAGTCTTCTTTAAGTCTTTCATCTTCCAAGGTTTAGGTTGGTTATCACACATCTTATAGTTTGGCCACGATCCACACCAACCATATAATTTACCCCATATCTCTTTTGATTCTTTAGTCCAACTATCGTTAGTTACTTTTAAAGTCCAATCATCTTTGTACCAGTCATTTAAATAATCAACATAATCTTGGTTACACCAATAGTCTTCGTAACCATTGTACTCACAATAGTTTTGTATAGTTAATGTTGGAGGTCCACCTTGGTTTTTGTATTCTGCATTGTTATAGTAGTCATCATCTAAAGCAAAATCTTCCCAAGTATATCCTTCAACTGTAGTTGCTTCTGTTTCATCTTTTGTATCTTCAACAACATCTTGTTCATCTACATCAACATTCCAAGAAGTTAAACCATAGTCTTCTAATAGATCATTATACTTGTCCGAATATTCGTCCCAATCTACAGCGTCCCAATCAATAGTATCCCAATCAATAGTATCCCAGGTACAATCTGAACAACCAATAGCGTCAAAGTATGCTTGATCCATTTCTGCATACATTTTCTTTGCGTCAT